CGGAGCTGACGCATCAGTTCCTCGGCATGGAGCAGGAGGACGAGAAGTCGGCTGACGAGGTCGCCGCGGCCCGGACGTCGTCGGGGCGGTCGACGTTCAACGAGGACCGCGACCGGCAGGGGATGCCGCGGTACCCGGGCGAGTGGGCGGACAAGCCGTTCATCGTCACCGCGTCCGGGCCGGTGTGGCTCGACGACGCCTACGAGAAGTCGCTCGAGCCACCGGAGCCCGTCCCCGCGCCGCTGGCACCGCACGTCGGTGGCCAGCCGCCGGAGCCTGCTCCGGAGCAGGCCGAGGAGGACGAAGAAGCCGAGGCGGACGCCGAAAAGGCAGTCGGTGAGCTGGTCGCGTTCGGACGCTTCCTCGCCAAGCGCAGCAAGGCCACCCGGCCGTTCGCGTTCGAGCACCTCGACAAGGCCGTCGGTGACGTCCTCAACGCCACCGCGACGGTAGATCCAGGGTGGGCTGCCGAACAGGCCGGCGAGATCGTCAAGGTCGGCCCGAAGGGCTACGAGCACGGCTGGGTGTACGTCGGTGGCCCCGGCCTGCCGACGAAGCCCGGCGGCAAGCACACTCCGGTCGCGCCGACCGAGTCCGACAAGAAGGGCGTCAGGTCGGCGAAGCTGACCCCTGGCGCCCGGATTACGTACGACATCGCGCGGCATCAGGGCAAGTCCCATGAGGACGCGCTCGCCGACGCCAAGGCGCACGACGTCGTGATCCGGGAAGCGAAGCGGAAGCTGGCCGAGGACTCCCCGGGAGCCCGCGCGAAGAAGCCGAGCACCTTCCAGGACGACAAGGGCCGGAAGGTCACCCTGACCGCTGCGGACAAGAAGGCGGTCAGGGACGCGAAGCTCAAGCCCGCGCAGGCGATGCATTACCAGTCGCTGCGGTTCGAGGGGATGAGCCACGAACAGGCCCTGGCGAACGCGAAGGCGGCGCGCGTGGTCAAGGCCGACGGCGGTGGTGCCGGCGCGCGAGGCGAAGCTCCGGCAGGCCGAGCAGGGCTTGCTGGATCACGCGCGGGTGGTCACCCAGCACAAGGCGTCGATCGGGCGGGCTTTACGTGGGCTGATCACGACCCCTACCCAGCTCGCTGAGCGGGTCATCGAGGCTGGGGCCGGGGAGGTGCCGCGACTCGTCGCGGACGCGCTCACCAAGCCGGACCCCGGGCCGCTGCTCGAGCTGTACCGCTCCGCATGGGCGGTCGGCACGACGGCGGCGCGCCGCGCGGTGGGAGTGGTGGCGAAGGCAGCTCCGTGGGAGCCACCGGAGACGCCGCCCCCACCGCCGGTGCAACCCGTACAGCCCGTCCCCGAGGGCGTGGTGCCGGTCGACCTGGCGGCGCTGATCGAGCAGGGCGCGGTCACGTGGGAGGCGATCGCGGCAACGGTCGGCGACCAGCTGGCCGACCGGATCACCGACATGCTCACCCTCGAGCCGTCGGTCCGGGACGTCGCCCGCGCGATCTCGGACATCACCGAGTCGCCGGCCAAGGCCGAGCTGATCGCGGCCACGGAGACGACGCGGGGCATGACCGCGGCCACGTATTCGATCTACCGAGGTCTCGACGTTGAGCGCGTGGAGTTCCTGGCGACCGATGACGGCAAGGTCTGCCCGCTCTGTATTGCGAACGAGGAGCAGGGGCCGATTCCGATCGATGCCGAGTTTGAGCACGGTGCGCCGCCGGTGCATCCGCGGTGCCGGTGCGCTCTGCTCCCGGCGCTGGACCCGTTGGAGGGCTGATGGCCAAGGGCGGCAAGGGGAACCAGGAAGCGCTGGACCACTGGGCCACCGAGACGGCCGGAGGTGAGGCCCACTTCGCGTGGGGCACCCCGGGTGACTTCGATCGGTGCGTCACCTTCCACAAGGGGAAGGGCCTCTCCGAGCGTGTGGCCGAGGGCCAGTGCGCGAACCTCCACCACCGTGCGCTGGGCGTCTGGCCCGGCCAGGAACACAAGAAAGGCGAGGCGTCCACGATGGACACAGCGCACGGCTACGTCCCGATCCTCAAGCACGAGAAGCTGGCCGACGGCACGCTGCTCGTCGAGGGCATCGCCACCGACTCCGGCATCGACCGCGACCAGCAGATCTGCGATCCCGGGTGGCTGTCCAAGGCCATGCCCGCCTGGTTCAAGTCCGGCGGGAACATCCGGGAGCAGCACGACCCGAAGCGCGCCGCCGGGGTGGCGATCCAGTACACGCCCAAGGACGAGGGCCACCACATCCGCGCCCGCGTCGTCGACCCCATCAGCGTGGCGAAGGTCGAGGCGGGAGTCCTCAAGGGCTTCTCGTTCGGTGCCCGCGGCGGCCGTGTCGTGGTGGACAAGGCGGCGAAGGGCGGCCGGATCGTCGACGGCGACATCTACGAGGTGTCCCTCGTGGACCGGCCGGCCAACCCGCGGTGCACGCTGACGATCGCGAAGACCGACAACGCCGGTGACCTGCAGACGGTCGACGAGCCGGAGCTTGTCGAGAAGACCGACGAGCCGACGTTCACTCCCACGCAGTTCGCCGAGCTGCTCAAGACGCTCGGCAAGGCCCCGACGCCCGCACCGACCGTCGCCGTGGAGAAGCGCGTCACCGGCGTGTTCCGCCCGCTCGCCGACGTCCCGGACTCGGCGGCCGCGGTCGCGCTGCTGTCCAAGGCGGACGGCCAGCAGGTGCACGACCCCAACGACATCGCCGCCGTCCGCGACGGCCTGATCGCGCTGATCAAGGCCGAGCTCGACGAACTCGCGTCCGGCCAGAACGAGCTGATGGACGTCTCGGACCTGCTCCAGGCGCTCCGGATGGTCATGTACTGGTGGCTCAAGGAAGCCCGCGGCGGCGAGACCACCAACCCGTTCGACACCAACCAGGAGGCGGCCCCCGTGGCATCCATCGAGCTGGCCGACGGCACGAAGGCCGCCGGCACCACCCCGGCCCCGGAGGCCGACACCACCAAGACCGAGCAGCCCGCCGCCACCGGCGGCGAGGAGAACCCGGCCACCGACACGTCCACGGAGAAGACCGAGGGCACCGAGAAGCCGACCGAGCCCGCCGAGGGCACGGTCACGATCAGCAAGAGCGACGTCGCGTCCATGATCGAGGACGCCATCACGAAGGCCGTGCAGCCCTACGAGGAGCGCATTAAGACGCTCGGGGCCGAGCTGGCAGAGGTGAAGGCCACGCCGATCCCCGGCGGACCCGCGCGCACTCGCACACCCGGCCAGACCGCCATCACGCAGAAGGCCGACGGCCTCCGCGCCACCGTCGAGCACCTGCAGAAGGCCGTGGACGCATCGTCCGGCCTGCTGAAGCAGGGCTACCGCGAGCGCCTCGAAGAGGCCCAGGCCGACCTGCTCACCCTCGAAGGGAGCACCACCTCGTGAGCACCAAGACAGGCACGATCGTCGAGAAGATGTTCGGCGACGTCGCCAACAACCCCGTCGAGCTGTCCAAGCGGTTCGACAACTACAAGAAGGCCCTCGGCGAAGTGCCGTGGGGCCAGTTCGACAACGCCGGCCAGACCGTCAAGGGCAACCTGCGGATCAAGAACACCGAGAAGTCGGCCACCGGCCAGCTGATCGAGGTCGAGAAGACCGTCTCCCACGTCGACCAGATGCGGAACCTGCTCAAGCAGGACACCATCAACAAGGCCATCGGGTCCGACGACCTGCTGTCCTCGCTGACGGCGGCGCTCGGCGCGCAGGACGACATCACCAAGGACATCAACCTCACCTCCCCGGTGAGCACGGGTCTGGTGCTGTTCGACCTCAAGGCCCCGGCCGAGTTCCTCGTCCCGGTGGAGACGCCGCTGCGCAACCGGTTCCCTCGCACCCAGGGCGTCGGCACGTCGTTCCGGTACAAGCAGATCACCGGGATCACGAACGCGCAGACCACCGCGGGCCTGGCGCAGCTGCACCCCGGCATCGCCGACTCCGTGCAGACGGACTTCCGGCCGCCGAGCGGCGCCAACGCCGAGTGGTTCAACCGCGGCCCGAAGATCAGCTACGCCGGTCAGGACCAGCAGGCCGCGTACTTCCAGTTCAGCCTGTCCGACGAGGTGACCTGGTCGGCGCAGTTCGCGGGCGTGGGGTTCGAGGACGTCCGCCAGCTGTCCCAGACCTCGGTGCTGTACTCCTCGATGCTGGCCGAAGAGCGCATGACCGTGTACGGGCGCGGCATCACCGGCAACGGCTACTCCGGCACCATCACCACGCCCACCGCCACCATCGCCGCCCGCGCGGCGACCGGCTCGGAGACCGCGGTCCCCGGCACCCCGACGGTTGACGTCTGGGTGGCGGCCACGACCGGGTTCGGCACCGCCCCGGCGGTCGTCGCCAGCCCGGCCACCGTGACACTGACGGCCGGCCAGGTCGTTGACGTGACGATCCCGGCGACCGCCGGTGCGACGGGCTACCTGGTGTTCGTCGGCACCACGGCGGGCGCGGCGAACGCGTTCTACTACGGCACGTTCTCCGGCAGCATGACCATCACCGGCACGCTGCCGACGTCCGGCCAGAACGCGAGCCAGTTCTCCGCGCAGAACTCGGCGCAGTCCATCGGTTACGACGGCATCCTGCCGATCTGCACCGGCGCGAACGCCGGGTACGTCAAGAACATCGGCGGCCTGTTCTCCACGGCGAAGCCGGGCTCGGAGTTCCAGACGGCGTTCGCCGCGATGTACGCGCAGAACCTGGCGAACCCCGACTCGCTGCTGTTCAACGGAGCCGACCGCAAGCAGCTCTCGGACTCCATCCAGAGCCAGGGCAACCCGAACGGCTACCGGCTGACGATCGACGCGGACGGGCTCGGCGGCCACAAGCTCGGCAGCATCGTGACGGGCATCCAGAACGAGGTGACCGGCAAGCTGGTCAACCTCGAGGTCCACCCGTACATGCCGCAGGGCATCGTGCCGATCCTCACCGAGTCGTTGCCGTTCCCCAACTCCAACGTCGCGTCGTGCTGGGAGTACCGGAACGTGCAGGACTACATGGGCGTGAATTGGCCTGTCCTGCAGTTCACGTACGACACCAGCTCCTACTGGTACGGGACGTTCTTCTGCCACGCCCCGGCGTGGCAGGGCGCCATCACCGGCGTGAAGAACGGCTGAGCCGTGGCGGGTGCGCTCGAACGCGCTCGCGAGCGCACCCGCCACACCTACCCCCGAGCGTCCCGGAAGGACGGTGTCCCCGTGCCCGATCGTCTTCTGCTGCCCGTGATCCAGACCGAGGTACGCCGCCCGGACGGCTTCACCCGCCGCTACCAGCCGGGCCGCGACGGCACCGTGACGCCCGTCGACGCGCACGACGCCCGCGCCCTGCGCGAAGCCGGAGCAACGACCGCCGGTGTGCGGGTGGGCGGCCGCGCACGCGTGTGCGGGAAGTGCGGGTTCAAGGCGCTGTTCGTCCGGTGTGGCCGGTGCGGCGGCACCTGCACACCCGAGGGCGGCTGACGTGGCCACGTTCCTCAAGGGCTCCTACCTCACGATCGAGGAATACCGGGCCGCGCCGACCGCGCTCGCGACGAACAACCTCGTCCCCGGCGGCGACCAGGCCGCGCAGGACAACGAGCTCGCCGCGATCATCAAGCGCGCGTCCACGTTCCTCGACAACACCGCCCGGCAGAAGCTGTACGCCACCTCGGCGACCCAGAACGAGAAGGTCCGCATCAAGGACGGCTACTTCGTGCTCCGCGCCTACCAGGACCGCGTCAAGAGCATCGACGCGTTCGCCTGGGGCGCCACCCCGAGCAACCTCACCGCGATGGCGACACCGATCCCGAGGAGCAGCTACTTCGTCGAGGAGAACCGCGTACTCCTCACCACCGGCGGCACCGGCGTCCAGTGGGTCGGCTCACTGAACATGCTCGCGACGCCGATCGGCGGGAACGTGTTCGCGTCGTGGATGTACACCGCGGGCTGGTTCACCACCCGGCTCGCCGTCCAGGCCGCCATCGGCGCCACCACGGTCACCGTCGAGGATCCGACCGGCATCCAGCCGGGCGCGTTCCTACGCCTCATCGACGGCGCCCGCGTCGCCGACGCGCAGGTGTCCACCACCTACACGCCGGGCTCCGCGACGGTGCAGTTGTTCGCCGCGCTCACCGAGGCGTTCCCGGCCGGGGCCGGGTTCACCGAGGTCGAAGGCGACGCCAAGGAAGCGTGCATCCTCGCGACGTCGCACTACATCAAGGACCGCAAGTCCGGCGGCTTCGTCATGGCCGGCCAGTCGGCGACCGTCGACCAGACGACGGATGCGCAGCTCGGCCCGGACCTCGAGCGCGCGCGTCAGTTGGCGCTGCGGTTCGAGCGGCGGGCACCGTGACGGCCCCGGCCGGGACGGCGGAGGAAGTCCGTGCCGCGGTCGCCACGTACCTGTCCGGTGGCGCGGTGCCGAACCTGGCGATCGTGCTTCGCTCGCCGCCGTTCGACGAGGGCGAAATCGACTGGAACAGCCTGCTGCCCGCTGGCGCCCTGGTGATGTGCTTCGGGGTGGTGTTCCTCGAGCACGAGTCCGACGAGGACATTTCGCTCGACGGCGCAGGGGGCCGTCGCGTGTGCACCTACAACGTCACCTTGGAGCTGTTCTTCCAGGACATCAGCGGCGACGCGATCGCCGCGCAGGGACGCCTGGACAACATCATCACCGGCGTCAAGCAGCGGCTCCGCACGGACCCGCGCCTCGGCACCGGCACCGCCGACCCGCCGACGGACATCATCCAGGCCGCCGTGGCGAAGCTCGAGGTCGAGCGCGGCCGGCCGGAGCGGTACGGCGAGGGCGACACCTTCGGTGCCTGGACGGGGATCAAGTTCACCGTCGATTCCTACGAGTACGCCACCTGAACAGGAGAAATGCGATGGCGACTGCCTACGAATTCACCGGCCCGCAGGAGATGGAGTATCCCGCGTGGGGTCTGCGCGTCGCCCCGGGCGACGTGGTCCGGCTCGACGGCCGCCCGCCGGCGGACGGCAACTTCCGGGAGGTGACCGAGGACGTCGAGCCGACGGCCACCGCGGCGACGGAGCCGCCGGAGAACACCGGCGACCAGGGCGACGACGAGCCGCCCGTCGAGACGCCGAAGCAGCCGAACCTGGCCGCGTCCGCCGCCGAGTGGACCAAGTACGCCAAGGACATGGGCGTCCCCAAGGAAATCGCCGACACGGCCACCCGCAAGGCGATCATCGAGCACTTCACCCAGCCCGACGGCCCGTTCCTCGAAGGCGTCGAGCCGCCGAAGGCCGCCGACGAGAACGACGGCGGGGACGGCACCGAGCACACCAAGACCGAAGGCGAGTAACGACCGTGTCCACTGGAAGCACCGCGTCGACGTACCAGACAGTCCTGGGCATCGCGAAAGAAACCCAGCCGGCGACCGGTGCTCCGGTGGCCGCGACCGCCTTCATCCCGGTCAAGAAGCTCGAGCCGGACAACAAGCCCGTCAAGCTTTACGACGAGTCCTGGAAGGGCTCGATGGTCGAGATCACTGGCGTGCAGGCCGGTGTGCAGTCGGCCGAGCTGTCCCTCGGCGGCAACGTCTACGCCGACACCGTCGGCTGGTTCCTCGCCGGGATGCTCGGCGACGTCGCGACCACCGGCGCGTCGGCGCCGTTCACGCACACCATGGCGCTGCTGAACTCCGGCAACGGCCAGCCGACCAGCTACACCCTCACCGACGCCGATCCGCTGTCCACGCGGCAGTACGCGTCGTGCCGGTTCTCCGAGCTGACGCTCAAGTGGGACGCCGCCGAGCTGCTCACGTGGGAGGGCAAGGCGATCGGCTGGACCGGAGCCACCGCGTCGGCGCCGACGTCGTCGTTCAGCACGCTGCCGCCGGTTCCGGCGTGGGCGCTGACCGCCACGATCGGCGGCGTGTCCGCCCCGAACGTGAAGTCCGTGGAGCTGGCGTTCAAGCGGTCCAACTCGGAGCCGATCTTCACCTTGCAGAACGCCCAGAACCCCTACGAGGTGCACGTCGGCCCGATCTCCCTCGAGCCGAAAATCCAGTTCATCGCGAAGGACGAGCAGCCGCT